CGCAGACCAGATCGGAACATTGAATTCAACCGCCAATCCTCTCAACTCCTCGGCGATTGCCTTGATGTATGAGTAAGTATTGACTGATCCACCCAGACCCTTCATTCGAGAACTTGCACAAATGTTGAGATAGTCGATGTAGATCGAATCCGGAGAAAAGTCTTTCTTCATTCTCAACTCATCCAGAAGAGCTCGAAAGTGACCGACATGAGCAGTCGCAGTTGGATATTCCTTGATGATCAACTTACCTTGAGTCTTCTCTCGAATCTTCGAAACCTTTGTCTTGAAAGTATCTCTTGGAAGATTCTCAATCTGATCAATCTGAACATCCAGAAGATTTGCATCGATACGTTCCGCGATCTTTTCCTCAGCCATCTCCAATGTGATGTAGAGAACATTCTTACCCTGTCGAAGATTGTCGGCAGCGAAGTGACACATCGCCAAACTCTTACCAACACCCGTTCCCGCAAGAACAATGTTGAGAGTCTTTCGCGACACACCACCCTTTGTGATCGTGTTCAGAAGTTCAATATCAAATGGAGTCTTGTCTTCCTGTAGATGATAGAAGTCATATCTCTCATCAACATTCTCAAGATAATCGTGACCTATGTTTGTATCAAAGGAAACCGCAAGTGCTTTTGATAGAATGTCCGGTATCGCTCCTTCGGTGTGTTTCTTGTCCTTTCCATCAATGATCGAAATAGACTTGACGATTGCAATAGTTACAGCTCGTTGTTTACACCATTCTTCGGTTGTTCGTAACAACCAATCCGTATCACAAAGATCGCCTTTGTCAAGAGATTGAATACAAGAGAGAATATCGTTTGCGTCAGAGCGATTGATGGTTGACGAGTTTTGAAACTCAACCTCAAGCGCCGGAACGTTTGGTATCTTGTTGAACTTCGAAATGAAACTCAGAATCAAATCGTAGACTGGCTTCTTCTCATTCTCAAAGTATTCCGACTTGATGTGAGGAATTACCTTTCGGCAAAAGTCCTCATTCTTCGTTATCGACTGAAGTATTATCGTCTGAAGATCCGTCATTATCTATACTATCCTCCAAAATTTCAACAAGAATGTCACCGATGAAGTTCGAAAAGTCTTCATCGTTTTCAATTTCTTCTTTCGATTTACCAAAGACTGGAGGAACTTCTTCAACTCGATAATCAAATGTGAGTGTTGCCTTTTCACCATCACCATTGGGATCAGATACTTTAACTTTTCCATAGGTATATATTATACCATTATAGGGTTCTTGTAAAACCCTAATTGAAGTAAAATCAGAGTCAGCTTTTTCTACGTATGTTATTTTTGTTTTCATTCTTTATTAAAATTTATAGATCCGCGACAGAGCATCCCAAGAGAGAATGCCGCCAACCAAGTTTTGTAGTTGTACTCGATTTCTATGGGAAAAAGAGTGTTGATACTCCAGATAGCAATGAGTGGGCCTAATGTCCAGATTACAAGGAGAAACGAAACGATTCCAACAATTTTTATTCCTAACTTCATTCTTCTATTTGCTCCTGTATCATATCCTTGCTTGCAACCTTGAAACGCTTTTCGATGTAAGATTCAAAGTCGGTCTTCTCGAAAATCTTTTCCCAAAATTGACGATTCATGGTTTGAGCTTCTCGAAGATTCTGAGAAAGTTCTTCACCCGTTTCAGGATTCATTGCCTGATACCAGCCGTTCTTTGGTTTACGAACGTGACCGGATTCAAGCGCCACATCCAAAAGACCAGACCACTTTTGAATACCACCATCCCACGAGACTGAGATCGGAATCTTTGACTTTTCTCGAACAAATCGAGACTTTTCAACGTTGATGATAAAGTGATATCCCTGAATCTCTGTTCCCTTCTTATCCTGTTGACGACCGATGATCCACACATTGTCGGCGGAATACATAACACCAGTACCACCCGAAACAATCGCCTTTGGAAACATTCCTTGTTCCATGTAAGTGTGATTGACCGCAAGGAGTGGAATATCCTTCATCGTCAATTGAGGAGTGATCATTCGAAACAAACCCTTCAGTGCCTTTGCACGAGTCATATCCGCAACCGACTTCTCATTCATAGCGTCATCAAGTTCTTTCTTTGATGCGATATTACCAACCGAATCAATCACAACAATAACCTTATCAGTTCTTTCGATCTCATTGAGTTGATTGACCAGATCGAACTTTAACTCTTCGATGTTCGTTACCGGACTGTGAAGAACTCGACTTGTGTCAATACCAAAGGATTTGAAGTAAGACTGCGGCGATCCAAACTCCGAATCATAGAAGAGAAGAACCGCATCCTCGTGTCGATCAAGATACGACGATGCCATCAGAAGGGCAAAGGATGTCTTGAAGTGTTTTGACGGGCCCGCAAGAACTGTGAGTCCCGATGAGATACCACCGGACTTAGAACCGGAGAGTGCCACATTGATCATTGGCACCGAAGTTGGTGTTTGTTCCTTCTCGGCAAAAAACTTGGAATCAGACAGAATATCTGATGCACCAATCCGAGAAGACTTTTTGAGTTTACTTAGTAATGACATAATTTTATTTAACCTGTATAGGTTATCATATTTTTAGGTGTTTGTAAAGAAAATTATCTTATAATATCAATAGTATTCATTGTAGATTCGTTCCAAACCTCAAGTTTTTTTCGAACACCATTTGATTTTACGAGTTTGTCATAGCGTTTAGAAGCTTTCCTTCTCCACCATTCCATCATGTTTTCAAAGTAAAACTTATCGAAATTCTCTTTGTTCTTTTCCAAAACTTCAGTTTTTCCAAGTAGAACATCTCTTACATTAGAGTAGCCATAATCTGACATATAGAACCTTTTTCGAGTTGTAATATCCTTTCTCGATTTGATAAAATCGTTGAATTCCTCCAATCTGTTCGGGAGATTTTCTTTCATAGAATTTCTAATAATGGAAATCATCTTGTTCTGAATCTTCATCTTTCTACTAGAGGCTCCTTTGTGAACCAGAACATCTCCGTTCTTGTCTGTAAACCATTTGTTCAAATCGTGATAAATGGAATCCGGAAGATTTAAAAGAAACTTAGATTCTGTATCTCCACGATATCGAAGGAAGGGTTTCATACCATCATATTGACTACTTGGTTTGAGACTACCATAAAGTGAGGTTGTTTCAAACAAACACATTTCAGTATTGTATTTTTTATTCAACTTCTCTCTCACTTCATGACTGCAACAGATAAGAGACATCAGTTTACCACCAATGTAATTGAATCCAAATGGTTGAGCCGGAACTATAATGAATCCCATAATAGCTCTTTTGTTGAAGATATTCAAATCGGGAACACCACCCAACCAATCGTTTCTTGGTTTTGAATTTATAATAGGAGATCCCAATTTGATGAATCCAACAACAGTGTTTGTATTTGTCTCCACAACCATCAACTTCATTTCCTTGCCCGGGGCATCCTCGTATGTAAAGGAAGCAGTCAACTCAAGAAGAGTGTTGAATTTAAAATGATCCGGTTCAACAATTTTGAAATTCATGTCATTCGGATGAATGGTGAAATCTTGAAAGAGATCTTCTTCGTGAGTAATACCAAAAAGAGTCGGAGGAATGGAATTGATTCTGTCTATTTTTTTCATACGAAAATAGTCATCAATTCGATTCAAAGAACCATAGGCTTCTTTCAGTTTTCCATATGCATATAGAGTATCATCTAAATTAAGAATCATGAGTATAAGACTATCATAGTTTTAGGTGTTTGTAAAGAAAAAAAGGCGAACACTTAGGGGGCCAGGTAAGTGCGTTTAACTTTTGATTCGTCAAAGAATTTTTCTGCCAAATGACAGCTTTTTTGCCACTTATAAGGAATCTCGTCCCACTTCATCACCACTTCAGAAATTCCTACCTGAATAGCAGCCTTTGCACATTCGTGACAAATTGGAAGACCGTAGACAAACATCGTAGACCCATCCAAACAAACTCCGTTGCGTGTTGCGTTGTAGATCGCATTCGCTTCAGCATGAACAACTCTTTCGTACTTTCGTTCTCGATCTTCATAGTATTTTGGATCGTCGTCCATACCTCTTGGAAATCCATTGTATCCCTGTGAGAGAACTTGACCGTGTTTTCCTACGATTATCGCACCTACCTTTTTCGATGGATCTTTACTCCAAGTGGCAACTTCACCAGCAAGATCATAGTATCTATTTTTCCACTGTTCGTTCATTCTAATAGTAAATTGCAAATTTGTTTAGACAGATTCTCGAACCATTCAGTATCTCCGCCGTGTCGAGTCGTTTCAGCAGCAGTGCCGATTCGTATTCCGCTCGTCTCGGTGAATGATCTTGGATCGTTTGGAATCCCATTCTTGTTGACTGTGATACCATTCTCTTCAAGAAGATCAGCGGCTTCACGCCCACTGTACTTACTCTTAGTTAGATTCAACAAAAGAATGTGACTATCTGTTCCATTCGTTTGAATGTCAATGCCTCGTTTCCGAAAGACCTTTCCCATCGCCTGTGCGTTTTCAACGACATTCGACGCATAGGTTTCAAACTCGGGTTGCAACGCCTCGTGAAAACACTGTGCCTTTGCCGCAATGATATGCATCAGTGGGCCACCTTGAGTGCCGGGGAAAACGGCGCTGTTGATTCTTCGAGTGTAATCCTTCTTGTTCCACAAAATGATTCCACCTCGGGGCCCTCGAAGAGTCTTATGAGTTGTTGAAGTGACCACATCTGCATAAGGAAATGGACTCTCGTAAGCGGATCCTGCAATCAATCCAGAATAGTGTGCGATGTCTGCGAGAAGATATGCTCCGGTCTTTTGTGCGATTTCGTAGAATCGCGAAAAGTCAATTTGTCTTGGATAGGCACTCGCCCCCGCAACAATCATTTTTGGTTTTATTGCTAGGGCCTGTTCCTCGATTGCATCATAGTCCAAGAGACCTTCATCATCCACACCATAGGAATATGAGTGGTAAATTTTACCGGATATGTTCGGCGGACTTCCATGCGATAGATGACCACCTGAAGCAAGATCCATACCCAGAAGGACATCGCCAGGTTTCAGAAATGCTTGATAGACGGCGGTGTTCGCATTGGCGCCCGAGTGTGGTTGGACATTTGCGTACTTACAACCAAAGAGAGACTTCACCCTTTCGATAGCCAGATCCTCGATCTCGTCCATATGATCGCATCCGTTGTAATAACGTTTACCGGAATATCCTTCGGCGTACTTATTTGTGAAGACACTTCCACACAAATCCATTACCTCTTGGCTCGCGAAGTTTTCACTCGCGATAAGTTCAACAGTATCAGTCTGTCGATTTTGTTCTCTTTCGAGAATTGATAGGATTTTTTCGTCTATCATAGTTTTTATTGTCTCCTTTTACTAAAAATTCAATCCCAGAGATTTTCAAAATATTTTCCAAACAGTTTAAATCCGTTAGTCATACGTTGTTGATGTTTTCACTGGACAGCATGGAACTTGCCGTCGGTTATACGCATATTAGTAGTACCACCGGAGCTACGAATGTATTCGCGGCCGCCGTCAATCATTTTGTCTCCTACAACTTTACAGTCGTGATGTGATTGACTGTAATAGTATTTACCATCAACTTCAATCATACCAAACTCCAAAGACTCTACAATATCAGCATTAATAATCATTGTTTGGCCGTGTTGTTGTAGTATACCAAAGTAGTAATTACCAAACTGAGGATGAGGTGTTTCTCGGTAAAAGATATCTGCCGGTATGTTACTGTTTCGTAAATCCGTAGTGCATACGTACTTTACTTCTACTCCATCTTTCTCACTGTAGATCTTTTCTACTTTTTTTATGTTAAAAAGTGGATAGTGTTGTATATTCATATTACCGAAAATTTTGTCCCAGTTTTCCTGCATTTGTGCATCGGAAATCTGTTCCAATCGCCTCTTGCTTCCTTTGCCATTCATACTTATTTAGCAGGAAGAACATCAATTGAGATGTAATGACTGACATTAAAGTAATCTGTCATTGGATCGCTATTGTCGAAGTAATCCTTTCCGTACATCGCCGCAGTCAATTCATCGAATAACTTGGTGATCTCCGGAGAGAAGTTGTTGTAGTGATAAGGATTGATCGACAATCCCCACTTTCTCTTGAAGTCATCCATGTGACTCTCAAAGAGACCACGAACGTCCTTGATTTTCAAAGCAAGAGTCGAATAATTTCGAACCGACAACGATCCCTTGAGACCGTACTTTTTAAGGATTTTCTTGATAGCAGGAGCTCGCTCCGCTTTTCGTTCTTTGTTCATGTATGCCATAATATATTTCTTATCTCAGTTTCTATTATTACTCTAAACTAATTTTGTTGAATGTCAACCCTATTTTTGTTAATTATTTGTAAAGGAGGAGTCAACCGCTGTAAGACGATATTCCTCAATGGGAGTGTCACCTTCGTCTTGTCGAAGAGCCTCGATCATTGTAACCGCCTGATCCTTCGTAGTAAACGACCACATAAGTGACCAATTGAAATTTCTGGTTTCGCCCGGTCTTTTTACAAATCGCGATTCGATTCGGAAATCGAGAGGAGTATTTTCGTAAACGTTCATTGCCATAATTTTTATCTCTAATTTAAGAAGTGGGGAGGAAGGGGCCAATCGTAGAACCGGCGCTCTTAAAGAAGTTGACGACTGCAACTGCCTTTTCGAGAGGATAATCAAAGTGGATGGCGTAACCATCGGAG